TCGATATAGAGCACGGATTGTTTAAGCATTTGGACCGTGAAAATTGCCAATTTGTTGAAAGAATTGGTGTAATTGGTAGAATTGGACACTCGGAACACATTGTTGAGGACTGATATGCCTATCACCAGCAAGCAGCAAGCTCGTCTCATGTATGCGGCAGCAGGTAGCAAGAAGGTCGCAAAAGAGACGGGTGTTCCGCAGAAGGTAGCCAAAGAGATGATCGAGGCTACGCCCAAGAAGGCATACAGCCGGATGCCAGCCAAGAAAAAGGCGAAAATGTGAAATCTAAACCTATCTGGGACAAGGCACGACCCAAGTCTCTGGGCAAACCGGACAAGTTGAGTCCGGCAGAGAAGAAGTCTGCAAAAGCGATGGCTAGGGCCAGCGGTAGGCCATATCCTAATTTGGTTGACAATATGAGAGCGGCAAGGAAGAAATGATGGAATGTCCTATCGCTACGCAAGACTCAAAGGTCAACGACCGGAACAAGGCTGAGGCTGAGAGCAAAGCTAAGTACGCAGAGGCGGGTGACGAAGAGTATTCTTGCGGAAACTGTTCCAGGTTCATTCAGACGCCGGAGATGATCGATTGCATGGTTTCTGGTATGCCAGAAGATATGCAAGAGATTGTGGACGACGATGACATTGGTTATTGCGCGCGCTGGGACTTTCGTTGCTCCGAGGACTATGTTTGTGACCGCTGGTTGGCTGGTGGTCCGGTCAAAGGCATGACTGAGGGTCACAAGATTATGCTGAAGATGGCTAAACTTTTGGAAGAGGATGATTGAGATGGGTACGACCAATCAACCGAATTACAAAAAGAAGCCAAAACCGGCTAAGAACAACGCTCCTAAGTTGCCGAAGAAATGACCGCGGCCTGGACTCGCAAGGCAGGGAAAAACCCAAAAGGCGGGTTGAATGAGGTTGGCCGCAAGTCTTATGAGCGGCAAAACCCTGGCTCAGACTTGAAGCCTCCTGTTAAGTCAGGTGACAATCCGCGCAGAGCATCTTTTCTGGCTCGCATGGGAAATATGCCAGGACCGGAATACAAAGATGGCAAGCCGACTCGTCTGCTGCTGTCGCTTCGTGCTTGGGGCGCATCTAGCAAGGCAAACGCAAAGTCCAAAGCAAAGGCTATCAGCGAACGAAACAAGAAGTGATAGCAGACTACAGCCCGTTCTGGCACTGCGTAATAGATGACTTCTTCGCACTGCCATACGAAATCGCAGCAGAGTTCCCAGATCCAAGTGATCCTTGCTGGATCAGGTATGACAATCCGCTAGAGATCAAGCAAACGTGCAATGACTGGCACAAGTTTGGTCCTAACCTCTACAAGACATTTAATCATCTACTTAGCCCAGAGTTCACGGCATTCCTGGAACGGTTAGTAGATTGCGAACTAACACCAGACATCGGTTTACATGGTGGTGGGCTACATCAGCATGGCCCAGGAGGGAAGTTGAATGTTCACCTCGATTACAACATCCATCCGAAGTTACATCTACAACGCCGTCTTAACCTTATCGTTTACCTTACTCCAGATTGGGAACCGAGGTGGGGTGGTGGGTTGGGTCTGTACAAAGACAGCAGAACTATTGTTAAAACCATTGAGCCGGTCTTCAACAGAGCGGTGATATTCGATACCCGTGGAAGTTGGCATGGGCTACCTAATCCGATAAAATGTCCACCTGGGGTAACACGAAATAGTATTGCTGTTTACTATTTGTGTGAACCAGGACTAACTGACAATCGAACGAGAGCGTTGTTTGCTCCGACTGAGAGTCAGAGAAACGACAAGGCTGTAGCAGAGCTTATCAACAAGCGTTGCCGATGACCCGATAGGAGTCGGATGTGGAAAAGATCGAGCAGGTAAGCATCGAGTTGCTTATCCCTTATGCCAACAATGCCCGGACTCATTCTGACGCACAGGTCGCTCAGATTGCAGCAAGCATAAGAGAGTTCGGGTTTACAAATCCTGTATTAATTTCAGACGATAACACCATCATTGCTGGACACGGCAGGGTGATGGCTGCTCGTAAGTTAGGACTCACTCAGGTTCCAGTTATCAGGCTGTCTCACTTGTCGGAGACGCAGCGTAAGGCTTACATCCTGGCAGACAACAAGCTCGCGCTGAATGCTGGATGGGATGACAACCTACTGTCGATTGAGCTTGCAGACCTGAAAGATCTTGGGTTCGATACAGACCTGACTGGATTCTCGGCAGACGAGATTGCTGCGCTGATGCCGGTAGAGGTTACGGAAGGGCTGACAGACGAGGATGAGGTTCCAGAGGCTCCGATTGATCCGGTAACCAAGCTAGGGGATATCTGGCTGCTTGGTAAGCATAGGGTGATGTGCGGGGATGGTACGAGCATTGACGCGGTGGAAAAGCTGATGGCTGGTGAGAAGGCCGACATGGTTTTTACTGATCCACCTTATGGTGTGGATTACAAAGGGATCAACAATGATGATCGCGGTGGGTTGGAAAATCTTCTGCGCGGTGCTTTTGGCAATTACTTCTCAACATCAAAATCAGGCGCGGCTTGCTATGTTTTCCACTCGGACAAATGCGCCGACATTTTTCACTGCGTTTTCCGAGAGTTTTTCCATTTCAGCAGCGTAATCATTTGGGCAAAAAATAGCTTTACGCTGTCGCGCACAGACTATCAAAGCCAGCATGAACCGTGTTTGTATGGATGGATGAAAAACGGAGCGCATTCATTTTATGGGAACCGAAAACAAGTAAGCGTCTGGAAATTCGACAAAGAGCGTGTAGAAGGCCACACAACGCCAAAGCCTGTGGCCCTGATTGAACGCGCATTTCAAAACAGCAGCAAAGGCGGCGACGTCATTTCTGATTTTTTTGGTGGCAGCGGTAGCACGCTAATTGCCTGTGAAAAGACTGGACGAATCGCTCGACTGATGGAACTCGATCCTAAATATTGCGATGTCATCGTAAAACGCTGGCAAGACTTCACCGGCAATCAAGCTACGCTAGAGGCAACCGGAGATACATTTAGTCAACTTTCGGATATAAAAAATGCAAGGCAAGCGGCATAAACCAACAGACGAGGATCGTCGGCTAGTCAAGACGCTATCCGCTGTCGGGGTGCGCTATACCGACATTGCAGACAAGCTAGAGATTGACCACGACACACTCACCAAGCACTACAAGAAGGAACTGACAGAAGGGCGAATGGAGGCTAATGCCGCGGTCGCTCAGACGTTGTTCCAGCAGGCTAAAGCAGGCAACACTACAGCGATGATCTTCTGGCTCAAGACGAGGGCCGGATGGAAAGAGAAGCAGGTTGTCGAGCATTCAGGGATAGATGGTGAGCCAATTAAAACAGCAGCAATCCTAGAGGTGGTCGGAGTTGAGGCAGAAGGTCGAGATTCCGAGTAAGCTCTTACCTCTCTTCCAGCCAAAGCGGTACAAGATACTTCACGGCGGCAGGGGATCGGGTAAAAGTTGGTCCATTGCCAGAGCGCTTGTGGCGTTAGGCGCTACAAAACCCATCAGGGTGCTGTGTGCCAGAGAGACGCAGAAAAGCATTCAAGAGTCCGTACATAGGCTGCTGAAGGATCAGATCGAGTTGCTGAGCCTTGGTGAGTTCTACGAGGTTCAAGAGACAAAGATCCTTGGTAGGAACGGCACAGAATTCACTTTTGCAGGCATCCGTCAACAAGGTGTTGCAAATCTGAAATCTTACGAGGGAACGGACATCTGCTGGGTAGAAGAGGCCCAGGTCGTGAGTAAAAGGTCTTGGGATATTCTCATTCCGACCATCCGTAAGCCAGGATCAGAGATATGGGTCAGTTTCAATCCTGAGCTAGACACAGACGAGACATTCACTCGGTTTGTCACTCACCCACCTGCTGAGAGTTGGGTCTGCGAGATCAACTGGTCTGATAACCCATGGTTCCCGGAAGAGCTAGACAAAGAGCGCAGAGACTGGCTAGACAGAGATCCGACTGGATATCTGACAACATGGGAAGGGCGCTGTCGTCCTGCGGTTGAGGGTGCGATCTATGCGAACGAGATGGAAGCGGTACAGAGAGAGGGCAGGATCCGGGCTGTACCTGTTGATCCGCTGTTGAAGGTTCATACCGTCTGGGACTTGGGCTGGAACGACTCCATGTCAATCATCTGTGTGCAGAAGGTTGCATCAGAGATCAGGGTGGTTGATTACATCGAGGACAGCCACCGGACAATAGATTCTTATGTAATGGAATTGGGTAATAGAAAGTGGAATTGGGGTAATGATTACATTCCGCACGATGGAGCGCACAAGGACTTTAAGTCTGGAAAATCTACTCAGGAGATGATGCAAAGCCTAGGTAGGAACGTCGAGGTTCTCGCCAGAGGTAATCCAGAGGAGGGAATCAGGCTGGCACGACAAGTCTTCCCGAGGGCTTATTTCGACGCTGATAAATGTATGGAATTGGTCAACCACTTAAAGCGATACAGACGCGCGGTTAACCAGATTACGAATGAGCCGGGAGCGCCATTGCACGACGAGCATAGTCACGCAGCGGATGCGTGGAGATATTTAGCCCAGAGTCTTGACTTAATGTCGAACGATGACTGGGGCAAGCCATTGAAAAATAACACGAGGTGGGTGGTATGATTATTCCTCAAGGTTACATTGTGGATCGCAGAATGTTCGATCAGGTTGTCAAGGAGTTAACTGATCGGATAGAGCGACTGGAAAATCAGGTCAGAGAATTGCAGCCTGATAAACGACCGTATACAAAGAGGTCAGACAAATGGACGAAGGCCGACTGAAGGCAATAGTATCCTCGGAGATCGATGACGCAATCGGTTATCTGGATACTGAGACGACAGAAGAACGCGCTCTGTCAATGGATTACTACCTGCGGAACCC